GTAAGTGCAGCCGATGGTATGTCGGCAGTAGCTATCGTACCCCACCCAAGTGATGTTGTAGCCGTGCCATTACCTTGAGCGGTAAGAAATTGCTTTGTGGATGATGTCGGGCCAGGTAGCCTTGCAGGAACGCCACTCGCCTGATAAATCATGTCATAATTGAGCGTCATCGGATTTGTCAGAAACGATGCCGTATAGAACTCATAACCCGTAGCCGTGCCGTTAACACGAAGTATCTGATTTGGGCCTCCTGTTACTGCTGTGAATGCGGATGTACCATTACCGATGAGAACACCCGTGAGTGTAGCCGCACCCGAACCGCCTCGTGAGACGGCAAGTTGCCCTGCCCATCCAAGAGTCATTGACACTGAGCGAAGTAGTGCCGTTGATGGCGTACCACCAAGGGTGAGTGTTACGTTGGTATCATCCACCTCAGTCAGAGCAGCACCCGTAACATCAGTCCCGCTAATATTCACCCATGACATTGTTGTGCCATTGGTGGTGAGGAACTTGCCACTATTACCCGTCATGAGCGGAGGGATGCCATAGCCAGTAGTAAAGGCTAAGGCAAGTGTTCCTGCACTTGTAACGGGAGATCCGCTCACAGTAAACCCCGTTGGAGCAGATAACGCAACAGATGTCACCGTACCACTACCCGCACCCGATGCAGGGATATAAGTTATTAAGGATTTGTTTATCCTCATAGGATAGTAATGTTCAGAATATTAGCTGCCCAAGAATATGCCCAATTGTTAATGTCAGAACCACCTTGATTTCCCCAATCGGAGTAATCCTGACCGCTCATAGTCAAGTTACCTTGAGAGAGTGCTTGACCGACTACATCATTACCTTCAGCATCCTGCGTTTTGGCGAATAACTGCCAATAGAATTGTGCTTGGTCTTCCAAATTATCGTCTATTGATTTCATTGCGAAATACTCGGCATCAACGTTTGCACCGTTGAACCATACTGCGAAAGGGGTTATTTGTTTCATATATTGATTTTAATAAAATGCGTTCCATGTTGTACCATCATATCCATAGTGCTTGTTGTCGGTTGTATCATACACAACCAATCCCGCAGCAGGGGAACTGATAGCGTTCTTTTGTGTGGTTGTCATTCGAGGAGGTAGGAAGCCTTTAGTAGTTGAGTTCATTGTTACCAAAGAAGATGCAATGTCAGTTGTAGTTCCAATGAGTAAATTACCTGTTGAACCCGTCATCCTCATCCTATCTTGGTTATTAGTTATAAAACTAATATTAGTGTTTCCATTAGTGGTAAAATAAAAATCAGTACCATTACCGACTACTTCAGTATAACCACCTGCCGTACCACCCATTTTGAATGTAGTCCTTACGCTACCCCCAACCAATGTGAGGATGTCATTTGTTGATGAAATAGTTGCAGCCCCCGTCACCTTCATTGTCCCCGTCACCTGAAGGCGTTCGCCTGAGTCGGTTGCGCCTGTGCCTATTCCAAAGTTGCCAGTAGAATGAAATCTTGCCCATTCAGTTGTGCTATTTGGATTTGTAAAACGCAATCCTACCGAATTCCCAAGTCCTCGAATTTGCCCACCAGTAGTCACAGATGTATTGCTTATAAGAATAAACGATTCATTAGGTGAAATTCTTGTTAAATAGATACCTGCATTTGCACCTGAAACATGAAATTGAGTTGATGGCGCATTAGTCCCAATCCCAAGCCGTGAGTTTGTCGCATCCCAAGTCATCCCCGTTGAGGATGAGAAGGTTACGTTGCCGTTGAGTAAGGTTGTGCCTTGCACTTGGAGGCGTTGACCGCCGTCTGATGTTGAGTTTATAACTACATTTCCAGTAGTAGCCTTTATTACCAAATCAGTTGGCGTTAAGGTATTACCTATTCTTATATCCCTATCAGAACCCGTACCGCCTTTATTAGTTCCAATTATATAACTCTGTAAAGAAGATGAATAAAAATATCTAAACTGCTCAAAGTTTGATATATCTGATGGGATGCCTTTTGCAAATATTGAAAAGCCATTGTCATCAGTACCATCTCCATCTTTGGTGTAATATTCTGTCTGTTGTAATAATCCTGAGTTTTGGCTTTGCAATGTTAAAACTACATTACCCCTTTTGCTAAATATATAATCTTGTGTTCCTCCTGATATGTTTAAATTACCTGCAACACTAAGTGTTGAATTTGGCGTATTTGTGCCAACTCCTAATCTGCTATTACTTGCATCCCAAAACAGATTATTACTTCCACTCTGACTACTCGTTCCTGTCCAATAAGCCACCTGCCCACTTGCACCTGACCCCGAAATACTACCAACCGACCATGTGCGTGAGGTACTCAAATCGTAAGTCACCCCATTAATTGTGAGTGTCGTTGCTGCATTGGCAGGGGTGTAACCTAATGCACCGCTCACGCTATCGTTCACCCAAAGTGAGCCGTTGTATTTCAGCACCTCACCGCTTGTTGGTGTAGTCAATAGCACCCCCTCATCGGTATTGATGTTACTACCCGTTGTTGTACGAACCATCAACGTGCCGTTATTCGCAGCGTTTATCACAGCAGCAGCAATGACTATGTTATTCGGAGCAGATGGAGCAGCAGTCTGAAAACCACCTGCAACAGTTGTAGAACAATAAAGTATGTCACCATCAGTAAATGCCGATGTGTTTACGCCTCTTATCTTGCCGAAATGATAAACTTTACCATCAGCACCATTAACTATCTCCTCAGCCGTAATCCCCATGTAATACTGCGATGGGTACGTTCCATTCGCTAAAAATGGTGCTATCAATATCTTACCACTCGCACCATCACTACCAGCAAACCTTACTGCAACACCTTTGGCTATCGTTGAACCCGTGCTATTTTTTACATGATAAAATGTATCCTCACCGATTTTTTGAATCGTTCCGTTCATCACAAGTGCCACCGTCTCCGCTTGGTCATCCCAATACGTTGCCCCTTGGTCTGTAGGTATTCCCGTTGGCGTAGTATCGTAAATAACATTACCAACATTAATGCCGTATTCCCCAAGGCTCACGTCTTGCGTTGCTCCCGTATATGGTACTTTACCATCGAGAGCAGTTTGGAGGTCGGTTTGGTCGGATAGGGTTCCTGTAATACTGCCCCAAACGGCTGCACCTGATCCACCCCCAGTGCTATATGATACATTTATATAAACAGGCGAAACCTCCTGAGTTACATAAACATCCGTCACATTATATGTTACTTTGATTGTCATTAGCTTGTTATTTGGTCTTCAACGATTACAAAACCAGTCATATAGGTATAAGTACCCGTTCCCGTGGTTACTTGCAAATCATAGGCAAACTCACCAACGGCATAAGTTGCAGTAGTTACTGCCGAGAGTGTAACTATTCTCTGATTAGTTGTTGCTCCTGCTACAAAGATGGCATTGTCCCAAGTCCATTGAGTTACTCCTGCTGAGTTCTTAGCCATGAGTTTGAAAGTCCATGTACTCACGTCAATAGGTGTTGTTTCGCAGGGTTCTTCATAAAATGACAAATCCATGCTCCACGTATCACCTTTGCGAATTGTTTTTAAATTATGTTCTGACATATTCTATAATGTTATATAAGCTGCCACGACTGAAGTACCATTCAATGCCGTTCCAAGTGTGATTGTTGTTCCTACCACAGAATAATTATAATACCATTTCCCACCATAACCAATTGCCACAAGTTTATGAGTTGATGTTGAACGACCCGTAATGGTTCCACCACTAACTGTGTATGTATCTACAACGGTCAACTCTGTAAACCCTCCAGTTACTTGTAATGAATAATTATACTGAGCGAAATTGTTCACCGTTGAATCATACGAAACCTCGGTAACGTAACATTGGAACTGATAAACCCGATAGTTATTCTGCGGATCAATGATGTCAAGATAAGCAGTGTATTTGGTATCAACCGTGGTTAATAAGTCCTCAAAGAAATCAATTCCATGTTGAGTAGTACCAACAATCTTCACAAGTCCCGACCCCGTTATTGTAGCTGCCCTCTTGCCAGGAATAAACTGCCTATGTGTGTTATTTGTTTTAGGAGCGAGTTCAAGCATATCCCTTGAGATGGTCATAGTTGCGTTTTTCGCACACGCTAAAGGGTAGATTGTACTACCTATCGTGTACGCTATGACTAAACCTTCTGCTTTTACTGGATCTGCCATTATTGATATAAATAATTATCTGTGTAAGTATCGAAAGTATAAGCCGTTCCTGGTGTGTTAATCTTCATATCTCCTCCTCCAATTGTAACTGATGAATGACCAGTAATTACTACAGTAAAAGTATCATTTGTAGCTATTGTCTGCGTACCTACGGATAAGTCAAAAGTAAATGGCTGATTTGCCACATAAACAGGGTAAGTTATAGTCCGTATTGCAGTACCTGATTTTCGTAGTTCAAAAGTAACATTTTTTGGGTAAGATGAACACGAAACATTTCCAAAAATACCAACCGTGACGGGTGTTGTTAGTGTCGTAGCTGCATCATACCTTGCCGTGTTACTTGTCTGAATGCTAAAACCTCCAGAAGTAACCAATGTAAGTGGAGCGGTAAGTGGTGAAGTAGTATAAGTGCCAAGCGTGAAATCAGCCTCAAAAGTCTGTGATGTAGGTAGGTCTTTAGTCTGATCCCATACCTCAACAAGGCTACCTGACCAAGTATTATTCACAAGATCAATCTCACTAATATTAGCAGGGTAGTAAACTTTGTTTACGTCATCATCCATGAACCTATAAGTATTCTTAAAGTTCATGAGTTCAAAACCGCTGCCAGTATCCCATGAAATGCCGTAAATATTTACATCAATTTTATTCCTATTAAATCGATTATGTTGCCATCTTGCCGTTGCATTCTGCCTACGGAATCCGTATGATTCACCTGCAAATCTATATCTGTACCAATCCGCATCAGTTAAAGTAGTTTGGTCACTTTGGAATATTGCACCTTTATGCAATGCTGAGAAATGGTCATCAAGGTATATCTCATCTTTATATGAGTTATTTATTGTAGTTGATTTTGTATACAATGAGTTTATACCTAATATTTTACGAATATCTTGCCCAGATTCAAATGAGGATAGATATTCAAACTCCATATTTTTATAATAAACAATATTCGCAGTTGATGTAGTCCTTGAGCCAAGATAAACTGTTACATTTCCTGCAACTGGTAAAATATTTGATTCAACTTGTATTGTGTTCCAAGTTGTCATATCTACATTTGAACTTGCAGAAATATCTAACCTAATAAAACTTGCAGTTGCAGCATTAAGAGACAATGCAAGAATCCACTCGCCTTCTTCATTAAGGCAGTAATAAGTTGAGCCTGATTGCAAAATTACCCAAGCTACTTCGACAAAATCATTAGTAATTGTATTTGCCCATTTTATATCGGTGGTAAACTTTATAATACCTAATGATGGTACTGCAACCGATTGTGATTTTACAAATTGGTAATCACTTGCGGGTGTTGCTAAATCTAAGAAAATATAACGCTCAAGTAAACCACCGCCTAAAGATGAGTTAAAAATTTCCCTGGCTGCGAATGTTCCTGTCCCTGCCGTAGTAGAATCAAGTCCACCTCTTCGAAATGTCCAAGAATCTACATTATATGTTTTTGTTGTTGCACTTGATGATGTCAATGCACCTCTTGCAAATGTTTCATTTTGCAACATTTCATCAAAGCCATTATAATAGAAATCAACCTCATCAAACTTTGTTGCCCGATTCACACTCCTTAACATCTCAGGCATTATCGGTTGCATCTCTCTTCCTACACCTATTTCGATGTCATATCTTGTAAGTATCTCAAACTGATTTACCGATGTGACATTTGCAACCCTTAGATTATTATTGTACGATGTGTAAAGTTCTTCTGGTCTAAATAACCACATTTGCCCATCAAAGAAAATTGATTGCCCAAAGGCAGCACAAATCTTTTCAATCACAGTATAGCAATCATCATAAACAGTCGCTTCTTGTTGAAAGGTTTTCGCATCAATATAGCATTGATTGAGCGGATGCCTACCCGCAGTATCAACCATGCTATCGTGAAACAGATTATTAAGCACATAATAATCAGCCGTAACACCAGATGTGAGAGTGGATAAAGCATTTTCAATAAATTGAAGTGGTGTATATTTACCAACTGGCTCGGCACCTGCTACGGCAAAAGGGATGTTTTTTAGTAAACCAAACCCCTCTGCTGCTCTAACAATCAAGTAGTGATTCCCATCATCCCATACCTCTTCAATGTCATCTTGTAAAATATAGCCATACCATGTACTAATTCCATAGTACCCATTATAATGTACGATAGCTTCAATGTCAGTATCATTATTTGCTATGAAAGTATCAAGCGTTACCCCATTAACATTTGTCATTATCTGTATCTCGCATAGGAACGCTCTTATTGGCTTAAAAATATCCTCATCAGTATTATACTCACGAAATACCACAGGTCGCACACCTGCCTGTAATTCAATCACAGGCCCAGTTGCACCTTCAACACGAAAGTCAACAGTGACATCTTTATTGTCAACTGTTTTAAATGCCATTTGATATTTTAGTGCTTTAGCCAACTCGATTAATTTGTGCGTTTGTTCTGTTCAATGATCCTACTAAGTCTTGTCCTCTCAAAACTACGTTAACCGCTCCACTCATTGCCATTCCACCACCAGTTACGCCTCCGAAATTAGGATTAGAAACCCCTGCTAATGAACCTTGGAAGGCAAGTGAAGTATTTACACTATTGATTGCATTTTGCAATCCATTAGCTATACCTGCGAAATCAAAAGCGTTTTTAAATGTGTTGGCTTCGAATTTAAAACCGAATGCAGAGCCAATGCCCTTTAATACTTCTTTAAATCCATTAGCTGCACCACCTTTAGCTGCACCAAAACCACCTGATATTAACACACCTATGATCTGAATAATACCCGTTGCAATGATTTTCGCAACTAATTGTTTTAATGCACTTGTAATGGCTTTACCAAATTCTTGCATTGAGTTTTTAGCACCAGAGATAAGGTTATTAAATAACTCATTTATTGGACTAAAGAAAGTATCAGAAATAAGTTGTGTAGTTGCTTGTAAATTAGCAGCCTCTTTAAGTTTCTTAAATTCAGCTTGTGCAAGTTTTATATTTTGCAATAAAGCCAAAGGATTAACACCAGGGAAAACTAAAGGTACTTGAATTGCACCTGCCGTTCTTTCTACTTCCTTTTGAGTTTCTTTAATACGTTTTTTAAGTATCTCAGAAGTATTAATATTACCTCTACGTTGAAAATCAACTTCAAGTTGAGCCGTTACTCTTATTGTTCTTTGTTCTCTTAATTTTTCAAGAGCTTTTTCATCCGCTTTGCTTTTTTTTGCGATTGCAACACCTTCTCTCTCTAATTGCTTTGTTCTTTTTTTAGATTCTGCGGTAGCTTTATCCGTTTCTTTATTTGATTCTTTTAAACCTTCAACTTGTTTTCTTGTCTGCTCATTTATATTAGCAAGTCCAATTACGACTGGGTCAAGTTGGTTTAAATATTTTTGGTTCTCGCCCGTCAGTACTGCAATTTGACCATTTAACTCTTTTACCGCTTTTGCGTTATTATTAAACGCATCAAGTGCAAGTTGTTGTGCTGAAACTGAACCTAAACCAGTTATTATTGCTTGTTTGTCGCTTTTATTAAGTGCATCAGCAGATTTTACATATTCATCAGTAGCCGTTGCAAGTTTTGCCCTTAATTCAGCTAATTTGGTTTCATTAGTAGTCAAAGCAGCCGTAATTCCTGCTTCTTGAACTTTTAATCTTACTGACTCTGCCCTTAATTTACTATTAGCTGCAATAAGAAGGTTACTCTCATTTGTTAGTGCATTCTCATCTTTTATACCACTAACAACATCAGGAGCAACCTTTTTTAGTTCTCCATAAGCTGCAAGTCTATCCGCTTGTGGCTTTTTATTGTCAAGTAGTGTTTTAGTAAGAATATTAACCTTTGACTCTTCCGCAGCTACATTCCCTGCCGTTTCAAATGATGCTTTATTATATGCTTTTTGTGCTTCAGTTAGTGGTTTAGTAATACCAAGTATAACATTTAAAGCCTCGCTTAAAGAACCATATTCTTGTATAAGTCCTGTAACTATTGATGTAACTGCTCCGAATGCAAAAGCTACACCTGCAGGACCTATTAACGCACCACCTAATCCCTTTAAAGCACCACCAACTCCCCCAGATTCTTTTGATAGTGCGGTAAATTGGTCGGCAAGTATTGGTAAGTTATTTTGTATCGCAATAAACCCGAATGGTAAGTCACGAACTACTCCTGATAATCCTGTGAGGGTGTTTTGTGCTTTTTGTGCAGCAGGACTAATGTTTTTTATCTCTGTTGCTGCCTTTGCTGCTCCAGGTACTTGTACGCCTGTTGCTTTTAAATCCTTTAACGATTGTTCGAGTTGCTCAACATACTGATTACCTTTTACAAGGTCATCACCTAAAGCACCTTTAATGGCTTTACGTGCTGAGTCAAGTTCCTTCTCAACCTCGGCAATAGACTTGGTAAACGATGAGACATCCGCACCAAGCCGAAATATAAAGTCTTCATTCATTTTACCAAACGTTTAAATATTTCCCGATAGTCTTCATCGGTCATTCCTTTTACCTCATCACCTGGCAACTCCCAAAGTGCTTCTGGTGACTTAGGTGAAGATTTCGGATCACCATGCAAACGAACCATCGTAAACATTAATAATCTCGTTTGTCTGTAATCATCAACCTTCTTTTCCTGATGTCCTTTGAGCATTAGTGAAAAATGCCGTGGTGACATCTTGTAAAACTCATTAGGCAGCAGCATCATTTCCCCGAAGGCGTAGGCTTCAATCTCTTCGAAGGTGAAGTCTTTTTTTTTGCTTCTGGCTCATTCACTTGCTTGATGAACTCATTCTTTGTCCATATCTCCAATGCGTTCCTTATCTCAATCATTGCCTCTTCATTACGCAAATTGGATTCAATATAGTCCACGAAATCGGAGAAAGTCAACTCAGGCTCTGCATCCTTTACGATGCAGTTATTCCAATACCCAGAATAAAGTATATGTGCTATTCCAATTTCATTGAGTTCATCACCTTTGTGAGTCTTGCCTTCGACAAGTTTACCATCACCTAAGTACCTAAATGATGCCATGCCGAATTTAATACCAGTCTTAGTGCCATTCATAGTTATAGTGCAGTAGTTCATATTTTAGATTTATGCAGCAGGATCAACATCCAAAGCACCAGTTGATTGAATTGTACCTGAGAAGTTAATGAATTCGCTTGTGGCTTGATTCCAAGTAAGGTCGGTTATGTAACCGCTAAACCTATGATAATAGGCAGTTCCTTCAGATGAACCAGTAACTGTTGGATTTTGTACCCTAACCATTACGATGGTTTTATTTTTAGCACAAGTCAACAAGTCTTCGTATGAAATTTGAGTTGCAGTTGGTGCTACTTCACAAATAGCATCAAAATCAACAGTCATTTGAGGCTCTGAAGGAGATGTAAGAACTCCGCAATTAGTCTGCTCAACCGTTGCATCCATTGTAGTATTGATGGATGATGTACGCAGACAAACAAGACTTCTAAAACCAGTTGTTCCGACATTGGTGATGTCGATTTCAACGCTTTGTAAACTACCTAAAACTTGTCCCATTTTACTTTATTTTTGATTTACTAAATTACTAATTGTTATTATCTTTCTCGCTACAAAATTATCGCCATTTTGCAATGGTAAATAATTTGATGAAGTCCTTGCCGTTGGGTATACCACGAAATCACTATCACTAAACCCATCAACGGCAGTATCAGGAATTAATATGTTTAATATTTGTGATGAGATATTATCTACAACTGCGTTATCATACACTCGGTATTGTTCGCTGAATATGTCAATTACAACATCCACAAAGTTTCCGAAATACTGATTGTTATTATTCGCTGATTCGGTGATTGAGGATATTACAACATAGTTTTTCGGAGTAGTGCGAAATGGTGTTTGCCCATAAACAGGAACATCTTGCCCATTGTAAGACAAGTTACCATTTAAGGCGTTGACATAAATTACACGTATGTTATTTGAAGTATCTTTCATTTATTATATTTCAATACCTCTATTACTCTTTTCTTAAATTCTGGCCAGTATTTCAATATACTTGGTCTCATGAATGGTCGTGGCATTATATTCACTTGTCTTATGCCTTTTCCTTTAAACTTTGCAGCTATTTCTTCCCATTCTTTGTACTCAGGCACCTGATAATTCGCACCCGTGCCAAATTCATGATAAGGTGCGTAATCAACCCCCGCAACTAATTCGTATACCAAAAATTCTTTTTTGGCAAGTGATATTGATCCCTGAAGTCTTCCTTTTGTCGAATTGACTACATCATTATCAACAGGAGCAAGTCTCTTAGCCATATTCTCCATTTTAACTCCTGCTGCACCAAGTTCCAAGTCAATCTCAATAGCAGCATCATTAACTTTATTCTTATATTTTTTAAGAATATTGTTAATTGCTCTATCTGAAACCTCTATGTTAAAACCTTTCGCCATTAAATAACAACTTGCCTATATTGGTGATAGTTAAGTCCTTCCCATGAAGGATACTGCGAAACCGATTGTTTAGGATCAGCATTCATCTTCTTACCCCTGTTCTCATACATCCATGAAACCAATGTCAGTATATCATTTCTCAAATCATTGGGCAGTGTCCCATACCCTGCTTGATACGTTACAGTGTAGGTTCCTGGTAGGTAAATCCACAACTTACCACCTATCACCTCATAGTCATCATTAGCAGTCAAAGTCTCGTTGTCATTAATTCCCTCTTTCATCGTCACGCTATTAACGCAGACTAAAGGAGAATAAGGTAAATCGATAATCCATACTTTAGGATTCTGACCAGTGCATTCAACATTGGCTTGTATCAGCTTATTAGCAAATGACCTACCCGTTAATTTCTCAAGATGTTGTCTTGCAGCGGAAATAAGGTTGTCAATTAAAGTATCATCGGTGGTGTAGTCAATCCTCATCCAATTCTTTGCATCAGTCCTACTCACAGGCTCTGCAACGGCATCGGCTTGAATAACTACGCTATTTATGTATACCATTCGTTAACTTTTTCTTTGAACCAAGTTGAGAATTGATTAAGTGCTTCTCTTGGATCGTGTTCTCTGCTTCTTGCTTTTGCTTTTCTTGATGCTGAACTATAGGCTTTTTCTTCATCAAGTTCAGTAATTCTTCTGGCCCATTCCTTAACATCGGTTCTGTTTTTAATGTAAATACCTGCTTTACCGCAGTTTTCCTTTAACCCATCTGCCTCAGTGCAAATCACGGGGATACCACTTGACATTGCCTCTGTTGCCGTTCTTCCCCAACTTTCATATTCCGAAGGCATTAGTAAAATTCGAGTCTGTTTGTAAGTATCAAGTATATTCGGATTATTCTTCACATACACCACATTAGGCAGATTTTCGGTTACTTGCTCATCATATGAACCAAGAACACCAAGAAAATGTTTATGTGGCATTGCTCTGGCAATATCTGCAAAGACCTTACCCCCTTTGTTTTCGTTTAAGTTAATTAGTGTAATGTAAGTATTCTTGGAAGTGTCAGTATTAGTATCGTAATAACGATAGTCACAAGGTGGGGTCAATACAAAACTACTAAAATTATAATTCAGTAAGTCTTTTAGCCAAAAAGAATTATAAATGATATGTTGTTTATTCTCCGCATCAATTATCTCAGGGTAAGGATGAGAATTATGTATAAGGTGAAATACTGGCTTTTTATATAGTTTAGCCGTGTGAATTGTCCACCTTGTGTAATCCAAATGTGTGAATACCACATCTGACCATCTCATTAAGCCTTCGATGACATTTGCATTCGGTGGGAAGACATCAATACCATCGAAAACGTAGTTATTGGTTATTTTGTAGTGATTGGCTTGATGGAGGAGTACTTTTATGTGATGCCCTTCAGATTGTAAGTGCTTTAATATGCCATGCAACATATATTCTGCACCGCAATTATGTTCTGGAGGATATAAATGAATTGATGCAAGTACGTTCATAGTTTAATAGTTTACATAATAGCCATAGTCCAAATTGTGAAATAAACATCTTACACCTTGATACCTATTAAGTACCAATTCATGAGTCAAATCATCCTGATGATGCGTTTCATGTATGTTGCCATTTACCTCACCTTGTTTCATTTTGTAAGGTACTGCAAACATATACTTACACTTTATGCCATTCAATACCTCTTTTGCTTCATAATATGTCAAATGCTCTAAGATATCACCCATTATGACATAATCATAGCCAGTTGTATCAAACTGCCTAATATCCCCTATAATTACGTTATCATAAACGTACTTTAACCCAAATTGCTCAACATACGGCTCGAATATCTCAAGAGCGTTTATCTTAAACTTATCATTTAGATTTCTACCATACTGCCCAGACCCTACACCAACATCAAGTATATTCATACCCAATGGGAACGTAGATTTCATGTGATAGTAAAACTCTTGCTTAAAGTAATCGTATGAATATGGCATAAAAACAAAAATAGGGGAAGGCTTTTACACCATCCCCATTATTTAGCAAGAAACAGGATTTAGATAGCACCATATACCGCACTTCCAGGTTGGAACTGCAACAATTCGCAACGAGCCTCACAACGGAAAGTGATGAGGTTCTTGATGAAGTCGTCTTGATCAAACTCCGTAGACCTTACTGCAAGACCAGATTGTTGAGCAATGGCAAACTTGGTAGAATCCATAACATAAATCTTGGAGGCAGTTACAAGGCTATGAGGGATTACAGGAACACCTGCGATACGTACATTACCATTGAGGTCAATAGTCATGCCACCTGGTACTGAATAATCAGATCCTTTGGTTTTCAGCAATCCTGCCCAACCTGCGTGAGTGGTCAAAGCGATGTTTGCAGTCCAATTCGCAGCACCCAATTGAGCGAGGTAATCGATGAACTTCTCAGCGGTGTTAGCACCAGAAGAAACACCTGCGGTAGCTGATGCAGCGATGGCATTCAGATAGTAGGTGTCTTCAGCCTTTTGGAAATCTTCAATGAGAGACTGCTGCAAGTAGGCTTGAAGGAAAGGCAGATCATCAATCATTTGACGAGATACCTTAGCGTAACCTGCGATGAATGACAATGCTGTGTTAACCACGGTTACATCGTAGTCAACTTGAGGCTTTGCAGAACCTTCAGTTTGCTTACCGAAAGAACCTTCACCAACGGGTGTGTTCCCACGTGGGAAAGATACTGAACCAGTGCTTACAGGGATGATGTTGAACACGCTGCGGAGGTGTGGGTTCACGAATGAACGCAGGGCAGGATTGTCAACATAAGATGTGTAAACAGAACCAGTCAGGTTGTTGCTGATGGTCATTGTGCCTACGGCTTTGAGGTCAAGGTCTGCTGAAAAACCTTTACCACCATTACGAACGGCAGATTTGATGTCATTGTAACCTTTCTCTACAACATTAGCAATCTCGGCTTTGATAGCGTTAATATGCTCTGCGTAAGAGGTAGCTACTTTAGATTCTGTTTTAGCATTGATTTTACCCAATGCTGCTTTAGCTTCAAGAGCATCTTTACGAGCCTCTTCAAGAGATTGGTTGTTCTTTACAAGTTGCTCATTGATTTGCTCAATGCGTGTTTCGAAGGCTTTAGCAGCCTTTTCGTTTTCTGCTGTAACGGCAGCTTTTTGCTCCGCCAACTTGGATGCAAGAGCATCCTCAAATTTTTTTAATTCTTCCATTGTTAAATGTTTTTGATAATGTTTATAAATGAGTCCACTGGCACTTTTATCTCTTTTCCCTGCTCTGGCTCTTTTTCAGTAACCATCGTGGTACTCATTTTTTCAACCGCCTGTGCGAGTTGTCTTACTTTTATTAGACAGAGTTCAATCGTTTCATCGGTGACATCGCTATCACGGATAAACTTCTCAAAATTACGAATAGTATTTTTATATTCGGTTAAATCAGTTATTGACTTCATATTCACAATTGGAGTTGCTTCATTCGCACCCCATGCAGTGAGTGAAGAACCTTCAAAAAGCATCACTTCATGTATCTCATTGGCATCTTGGTTTTTTTGCTCACGCAGAATACGGAATCCAATTGAATGCTCTTTAATGAGGTCTGATTCAACCATCTTGATGAAGTCCTGACCAAGTTTGTGGCTGCCTATCTTTGAACGGTAATATAACCCGTAATTGTCCTCCTTGAGTTCAATGATTTTGCCCAATGGCTTACTTGGATCATGATTCATTAAGTGCTTTACTCTGCCTTTAGCTTCTGGCCCCCAGTCTTGGATAGAACGCTTGAACGCACCTGGCATCATGATGTCACCATCGGAGTCCACATTTCCGAATGCGGAGAAATAGCCTGTAACTATACCTTGTTTCGCATCAACATCTTTTATATCAATGCTCTGATGTTTGTAATTGTATATCATACTTTTTTTATTGTCTATTTGATTTAATTTTCTTTGGGCCCATTCTACTCCTGCTGAACCACCCCAACCAAGCCAAGCGACATGACCATTGTCACGCCAAGGTGTTTCTTTGAATTCGGGTGCTACTTCAGCGTTTTGCCTATGCCTCTCAAACGCTGCCATTTTGGCTATCGTTGCACGGCTTAAACGCTCTCTGTTAGCTAACTGATTAGCACGATTCCAACCTACGGCAGTCATCCCACTAACTTCATCACCATATTCCTCCCTCCATTTCAGAACTTTCTTTGCATTATTCGTTGCAGCCTCTGGGTAGTCGTTGTAGGTTTCTTCTTTGTATTCATTCTCTTCCTCCGCTAAATAAGCAACATAGGCTCTTTCTGCTGATTCTCTTGACGTGAATACGCATTCACCATCCCCAATCCTATATTTCCCGTTGTCGCATCTATAAATCGGCATTATGATATTATTTGAGGTTCATTTAATTTTGGTTTCCTTAAAAGCCTACCATTGGCATCTCTCTTTGGAATAAACCCAACAGTGCAACGGCAATTGATAGTAAATCCTGGGGGTGCAAATATTCCATTAGATTCATCACTCAACTGACCAGGCTGCATAATTACAACAGGCTCACCTTTCTTCCCCGTTGAGGTAAACGGCTCTTCAAACGGTACAACTTTACCATCCATCTGCACATGGTCAAATTCATCCTCAGGGATTCTTCGTGTTCGCTTATCCCTTGCTGAAATCCATTCTTTATCTACATAAAATCCATGTGCCTCCGCTCCTTTCATTGCTCCAATATTCGATGACCGCATAACCTCAGTTCTCACAATCCTTCTTGCCCTCATATCTGAATAGCCTAAATTCTCATCAGATAAAATCAGTTTCACAATCTCATCCACGCCTAATCCTTCTTCAATGCCTTTAGTCACGATGTCGTTTAGTTTCTTCTTAGTCGTGTAAGTTATATCAGCAACCAGAGTGAATCCCTGCTTCAGCAAGAACTCCAACACCGCATCAGTCCACTCACGATTAAATCCAAAGGTTTCTGCCTTTTGTGATTCAATCCTCAATGCACGATAAACACTATTGCCAAATAGCAAAACGGATTCTTTGTACATGGCTTCAAATATCTTGAGCATCTCCTTATCCCACAAATCCAATCCAAGGCGTGAACGTGCAGCATCAATGCCGATGACTTCGATGTCACGAGCAAAACGCTTGAAAGTATTCCAAACAGATTGTTGAATCTGCTCAAAGTACTTTTTGTCAAGGCCTGCTCTGAGTCTCTCCGTTTTCATCCAGTATTCCTTCCGCTGCTTTGCGTTCATTTTCTAATCTTGTTTTATACGCTGCCCTCAAGGCATCCATCATCCTCTTCTCTATCAAGCAGTTACGTTCTGCTTGTGTCTTTGGGTATTTCTCATACACCATTTCCATTATTGTCATCAGGTACCGTTAAATCCATCATTGCCATTTCAAGTGGCATCATGCCACTACCAACATAAGATGATGCATAAGCACCACCCTTTTCTTCATAACCCATCGCAGTACGTTTTTCATCAAATGTCAGCCAATCGGCTTGTTTGAGCTGAGCCACCATCTTCTCCATGTCTGCTTGTAGTTCTGGTAGTGCTGAAATGTCGTAATCGATATATACGTTCTCCCCAAACCTTGGAACAAGCCAAGCGTTGAGTTCATCTCTCAACTCCGCACAAAGTGGTGCAATGGTGTTCGTAATCAGATCACGCATACCATTGGTGTAGTTGTTATAGCTTGAAGTGTCAGTATCGAACAACACAATAGGCATACCAAATACTCTACACCATTGATGTAGTGTCATTTGCAGAGTCTTGACAAGTTCCATGTCAACGGATGACAACCCGAAGTTTAGGTAGTTGTACGGATACTGCATGACGCCAATAGAGCCTTTATTATCCGTTCCATTTATACGCTCATTGATGGCACGTTGGATAATTGATGCCTGTTCAGGTGTCATTTGAGGCACATTGTTATTTACCACCTCTGGGACTAATGCACCCTTTGCACCCCCATTCTGTGTCATCTTAGCACTCGCATCGGCTGCGTTATTTGACATCCTAAGTAGTTTCCACGCTGAGCGAAGTGGAGAAACACCTCTCAAGTGAGAACGAGTCACATCGTTGAAATCAGGATTCCAAGACTTCCAATGACAAACGTTAGACTTTGGAATGTTAATACCTTGAGCCACCATCAACTTATATCCAATCAATCCGTAAAGGTCATTAGGATCAGGATAAATCTCAAGTAATTGAGTAGGCAGTACGTTTAGTTCAAGGAACTTGCCATTCTCTATGTTTCCATCGTTGCCGTATATATTACCCTCCCCGCTGAGAATTCTATACCCGAATAAGTTCTGAAAGAACTGGTCTTGAGCCTGTTGAGGGTTCGGTCGCTCAAGAAGTTTAGCCAAGGGAGTTCCCGTTACCATATTCTCCTCATAGGCGTTTTTCCGCTCCATCAAGGCACGTTCAAACGCACCTTTGTTGTGCAGACCTTTGGATAGTTGCTTGTAACGCTCTAATGAGGTCTTCGCCTTCTCCCCTGGCTTCATCTTGTACACATACCACGGAATTGAACCCGCTTTCCTCGCAAGGAATGTCACAATTGCGTAAACATCAGAATTCCCCAGATAACCATCATCAACATAAGCCTGTTGATAGTACGGCTGAAGTACAACACCATTAACGGCTTGTACTTCCCTTTGCGTTCCGATATTCGGATTTAGTCCTTTCTTTTTGAATATATCTAAAATACCCATGTTGTTATATTATACCCCAGGTCAACTGAGGTGCGTTTAATTTCGTGTATACACTATATCTAAGTCCGTCAATGGCATGATCCATGAACTTTACAGGCTCATCCAATCGTTTACCATTCTTATCTGTTTTCCATTTGTAATTCTTAAGTTCCTTGATAAGATTGGCTGATGTTTCAAGCACAAAGAAAGGCAAAGATTTTATCTTTTGGATACCTACAAACACATCCTTATTCGAAGGCTTGGCATTAAAACCATTCCGAACAAGTTCCTCAATCGTCTTTGGCTCAGCGGAGTCGCAGAATATCTCATCGTAGGCTGAAATACCAAGATTCTTTATCCGCTCTACAAGGTCATTTGTTGTCAGCTTGGTTTCATATAGCATCTCTTCAGCATATATACCACCATCATGAAATACCACCTTAACCATTGCACTCGGATTATTGAAACCAAAGTCTAAGCCGTAGACAGTCTCACCTTCTGGCATCTTGGTTACTGGCCTCCAATGCGTGTAAACTGTATCGTTCTGGTTTCCCTTTTGACCAAGTCCATAAACGAGCCAGTAGTTTTCGTCTGCATCCTTTAGCCGTTCAATTTCTGCTACAAGTTCCTTCGGCAGGAATGGATTGTCTTTATACGTTGTGATATAGAAATCAGCATCATCCCTTGGGATAACCTTATCAAACACCCAATGATATTCATCTGATGGGTTATAGTCAAGAACAATCTTACCCTCAGTTCTCATGGTAAGCTGCACCCATGCCTCGTATGACATTTCAGTACATTCGTTCATGAAGAGGTAGGTTCTCTTTCTTCCCCGTATTTTATGCGGTTGGTCAACCGAAACGAACTCAACCAGGTTCCCATTCAGATTATATGTCTGCTCGGTCTTATTGTGGTTAGATTCATCGTAAATCCCCATTTTCAGCAGAATCTCAATGAAATCACGTAATACCGAACCCTTGATACTCGGAAGTGACTGCCTCACAATGGAAAGGGTTTTACCACGTTCTTGTAAGAGTTTGATGATAAACCAGAGGATTATGTTGTAAGTCTTACCGCTACGAGATCCGCCCTGCATCACAGTGATACGGGAATTAGAATCCTTTAGGATTTCGAATACTCTACTTGTTTGTATTTTCAGCGGTTGCCCCATTGATTATTTCTACGGTGAATGCTCCCAATTTATCGCCATCGGCACCAGTCAGTTCCTGGCGTTCTATATACCCTCTATCCTTTAACTGAGTCTTACTCGCAAAGATAATTGCAGCGGTATCTCCTTCACGAATTTTACGCATAAGAGCCGTTTCAATGAAATCCTTCTTAATCTCTTTCGGTTCTACCGCTTCGAGTTTAGCCAAGAATTTAGGATCATCTTTTACCCACTTGTAATATGCAGAACGTGTTACGCCAACCGCCTCAACGGATTGAGTAACATTGCCAAAGTTATTCTGATAGGCTTTTATAAAAGCCTCTTTTTTGATATCTACGTCAACTATCGTTTTCTTACCCATCATTACCAGTTTTCATCTGAATTACTTGCATATCGTGTGTAAAGCCTTTAGAGTCCACTTCTTGCCTCTCAAATATCCTCAGCTTAACCCAACCTTCATTTGTTTGCAAAGTGTCTAAATACGCCTTAAAATCGTCCACAAAGACATTGAGCATTATGCTATTGTCTTTGGTATTATGCCGTATGTAAAAACCTTTCTTTGCCATTTAAACAAAATTAATCAGATTTAGATATTTATGGCGAAATATTTTTTTAGGGTAACTTGGGTAACTTGGGCAACTTCAAAACGCCTTCCTATAAGGTGCTATAAAAATCACGCGTTATATATACTGTCTATAATATAATATTTTATAACCTTTTATAGGAATTTATCTTACCCAAGTTACCCTAATACGCTGAAAGCCTTATCTACATTGAGTTTGAGTAGGGTAACTTCGTCATTTTTGAAGTTACCCGAAGTTGCCCAACCTACCCTAATTTCTGCATAATCTGATATTTTTGAACTCCATTCTTCTTTTTTTGCTCATACCCAAGTTCTTTTAATACAATACCAAGTTTTTTTGACCCGACTCTCAATTTCATTTTATCCATTATAATTGAGACTATTTCAGTATTTGTTAAATAGCTATATCCATCATGTATTGTTGGATTGTGAAACAATTTTTCCAAGCATTCTTCTTCAACTGAAGGTTCAGAATTCCTTGCATGGGTATATTCTTTCATTAAATCAATCATTGCATCATTTAATTGTGCCTCATATCCTCTTTTGTGCATATCGTACAATTGTCCAAAAAGCTGCTCTTTATCTATACTGTTATATAGTTCGTAATCAAATTTCCCAATAACCTCTAATACAAGTATTCTTCGGTTTCCTGTAATATCATTGAGTATTTTAGTTTCATTTGTAGTAGCACAAAGGGATGCGATACGTTTCATTTTAACGTTTTGTCTGCCGTACGGCTCTCTGATATCAAAGTGAGGTGCTGAAAGTAATCTTTTTATTAGTTTTGCATCCTCTTTAGCCTTTCCACTATATTCATCATCAAGAATGAGTAATTTTTCGCACATAAGTATCTGGTCATCCTTACCATTATCCAATTGTGACAAACCAAAATACCTTGATAGTTGCTTTGGTAGTAATTGCTTAAAAAATACTGATTTACCAGTATTTTGCTTTCCTGCAAAAATCAATTGTAAGATATTTGGATTGTCAATGTATATTGATTCTATGATACCCAAGAGCCATGATTGTACTGCAATGAGCCTATAATCAAAGTCACCAGTATCAGAGTTAATTGATTGAACCAATGGGGTTATCCTATCTTTTTCATCCCACACAATTGAATCAAAATATG